ATTCAGTGGGGATGGTCAGGATTTCGAAAGAATCCCGCCGTTATTCCAGAGAACGCCGCTTGTGACCGGGAGAGTTGTCGGCAATGCGTTGAAAAACGTGGTCATCGAGGATGAGAATGACGACGTCGAGACGGTGATGCTGGCGTTGCAGGTAAAGCCCGTACCCGATGTCCAGTTCAGCGCGCTGCTTGTGGTGGAACAGGAGGGCATCGCGAAGGCCGTAGGAGATGCGATAGACGCGGTGACGTTCGCAATAACCGTGTTCGCCGCCTGTGTCGCATGGTCGGCCAAAGTCACTAGGCCGGTTGCCGTGAAGCTGCCTGTAACGGTTGGGCTTGCGATGGTTGGAGAGGTCGCAAGTACATTGCCGCCTGAGCCGGTGACGGCCGCGCCGAGCGACGTCGCCACCCCCGTACCAAGGCCAGCCAGGCCAGCCACTGGAAGGCCAGTCCCGTTCGTCAACACAACGGCCGATGGCGTGCCAAGAGCGGGACTAACGAGTGTAGGAGAGTTCGATAGAACAACTGATCCCGTTCCGGTCGTACTTGAACTACCCGTACCGCCACTTGAGGGCGCCAGCGGAGTCTGCAACGTAATGCTGCTGAACGTCGGGGACGGATATGTCTGGGCGAGCGCCGACAGCGGCAGCATGAGTGCCGCAAGAATTATTTTTTTCATTGCGTCTTTAGCTGGAGATCGAGACGACGCCGTTGTTGTCCCAGACGACGCCGGGAGTGGTGGGCGCGGTAGTGGGCAAGCCGGTCGCCCATGCCGTTGAAGAAGAGGTCAAAATCGTGGCCAGTTCGGAGAGCGGCATCGTGCAGAGAGCCAACTGCCCGTTCTGAATCTGATGAATCGTTACCGTTTCGGCGCCAGTCAGAGGCTGGGGCAATCCGTATGTCTGTTCCACTGATCAATATCCTATGGCTCGCCAGTGGATGCCTTGCGACCCACCAGTTGAATTAACGTTAGTCACGGTGAATTGAGACGCCGAAGTGATGTCTGCACCGACGACATATGTCTGTCCAGCGGTGAGCGAGGCACCCAGACAGACCATGATGTTCATGAAGTTATTAGGGAAAGCCATGGGCATCGTGACTACCGTGGCTGCATTTCCAGCAACAGTGATGCTCCCCCATTGCTCAATCCAGTAACCGCCGGGGCTATTCGGATCAGGGACCCGTTTCCAGCCGTTGACGCCTAGGGAACTTGGGAATTGACCGAGATTTACAGCCTCTCCGCTTGTCGTGGCGGCACCGACCGAGACTGGATCATTAAAGGTATTTGCGCCAGTCCAGGTATTGGCGGACCCCAATTGACCAAACGATCCCTGCTGTCCCGCGGTAGGCGGGCTGAAAGCAAAATCACCCGTCAACCACGCGAGCGCTGCCGTTCCCTCCTGAGCGCGCAAGACGGTGAGCGTCGCGCCGGTTCTGGCCGTGGCATAGACAACCTCAAAATTCTGGCGAGTAGCAACATCATTCAGCGTGACTACGAGAACTTCGCCGGCCGGAATGGATGCGGGAAGATTTGCGGTGCTGGCAAGTGTGATCGTGGTTGCGCTAGGCGAGACTGCACCGGCCAACGTTGTGCTCAGGTTATTTGTAAAAGTGAAGATTGTCATTTTTTAGTCACTCGTGACGCGCGAATTCGCCATGCAACCGATCAGCCGCGTCACAATATGCGGAATGTGCCAATTCTGGCGTCTCGAAATAACCAAGGTCATGCAAAAGAAAATTGCACATGATTCTTGTGTGCCACTTCTTCATGCCGCGATGCCAATAGACCCCCTTGTATCCACTCCTGTTATTGGAATTCCTTCTTTTATTTCTAAGATTTTCTGCCCTACTGCAAACCCGAAGATTTGCCCTGCGGTTGTCCAATCTTTCGCCGGATATATGGTCGACATCATTCTTATCGCCATGCTGCAATCCCATGATTGAACGGTGCATCAAAATCAGGGGGCGCTTGTCGCCTCGTCTTCCGGGACTCGCCCTGACGGCATATCCATTGTTGTTCAAGCACCACTTGTACTTAGATAGTTCTTCATAGTCCTCATCGTCGACTATGGCGACTGCGCCCTGCGTCAAAGGGATTTCTTTCATTTTTTCCGCCGAGAGAAGTTACGCCGAGATCGCGATCACGCCGCCGTTATTCCAGAGCTGGTTGGCGTTGTTTGGATTAGTCGTAGGTAGACCGCCTCCACCCAGAGCAAGAAGCCCAGCGGCGGTGATGGCGCCGAAATAGACCGGCGATCCGGCTCCAGATCCGCCGGGGATAACCGATACAGTGCCGCCGTTGTACCAAACGGCTCCGACAGCAAGTCCGGTCGGGCTCGTCGGGTAACTAATCGGGGCGGTCATCCACAACACCCCGCCATCGTTGATGAAGCTGAATTCAACGAAAGCAAACGTGTACTGGAATGGAACGGAAAGAGCGTTATTCGCCAGCAGTTCCTGCAGACTGGTGAAGACTGAATCCTGAAACGATGTGATCGTGAAGACGTTTCCCGAAACCGTGATCGACGGTGGGCTGTCGAGTACCGTGTAATCCGATCCGTTGGCGCCATTCAGAAACCGGTTGACCCGGTTCTTGAGCCAACCCATCGTGAACATCTGTCCGTCGCCGCGGTACAGGTCCCACGTCATCGCACGCTTGTAGATGTCGTCAGACGCGAGTGCGGACGACCCGGACGACGAGAAACTTGCTCCGTCGTAGGGAACCATCGTGTTGTATGGCGTCGAGTTGTAACCTGCAGTTAATGCGCTGGTCTGGTTCGACAGGACCGGCCGCGAAATTCCGTAGACTCCATTGCCGATCCAGTCAAGCAATGGACCGTTGATGTTGGGCGACGTGTATAGGCCGAGCGGGGTACTGTTGAACCAGTCGAGATAACCTTGTGCTGTTGTGTTCAGTCCAGCGAAAAATGCCTGGATGTCTTGATCGTCGGCGAACTGTCCATAGACGTAGGCGGGGACTACCTGCTGCAGCGGCAGCGTTGCGAATGATTCGATCTGCGCCATATCATCCCTGCGTCACTGTGATGGCGGTGGCACTCGCATTGAAGTAGGACTCGGGATCTCCGCCGATAATGCTTGTGCCGGCACCCGGCGAGACTGTCACTCCATTCACTGTCACCGCGAACTGAAGCGTGGTTATGTTCGGTGCCGCGATAACCGAAGCGACCGCGGCCTGGAACACCGCGGTCATCTCAAGAAGATTGATCGGCTGGCCCACGTAGATCGAGTTGATATACGACTGCAATGCCGGCGCAGCCAACTGGTTGACCGAAGTGCCCGCCGTGAAGTTAGGTAGCGTCGTATTCCAGGTGGCAGCGACAGTCACCGCCTGCTGCGGCGGATTGACGAAGGTGATCGAGTACGTATCCGGGTTCTGGAACAGCGAGACCGTCACATTGCGCGGATTCGGCGTTAGCTTCGCACCACCCACATAGGCACCGAATGCGCTGCCGTTCGTGGTCGTCGTGATCGTCGTAGCCGTGACCGACGCGATCGTGTACGTCAGGTTGTATGCGCTCGGCGTCGCGCCGGTCACCGTCACGGTCTGTCCTGCGATGTACCCGTGATTCAGATTGGTCGTGATGACAACCGGGCTCGCTGCGGTCATGCCCGTGATCGCAAGTTGCGAGCCTTGCAGGGTTGCGATATCCGGAACGCCTTGCAGGATCGCATTGGCAATCGCATATGCGTCACCGCCACCACAGATGACCTGCCAGCCGCCCGATACCTGGTTGATCGAGACGAGTTGTTGCTGAACTCCGGTAACGGCAAACAGCAGGGTCTTCAGATAGGCGGGCGTGCCCGTAGAGGCGACGATACCTGCCTGCAATACCCGACTGCGGTAGGTCTGGACGCTCTCAGTCGTTGTCGCGGGCGTGCCGGCCTGCGGGTTAGTGACCGTCACCGAATAAGCGCTCGGCACTGACGTAACGAGCTGTGTTACCGTATTCGCCGGAATGGCAAACGTGCCGCTATTGGTCGCCACAGCAGTAAGCTGCGGAGTGGTGCCACCAGTCTGGATGACGCCGCCATCGACTAGCGCATACTGGTTCGCGCCATCACCCACCGTGAAACCTGGCTGGAACACATAGCCATCAGGCCCGGAGAAAACCACGTTGACGCCGGCATTGGCCGAGGTACCTTGCTTGATGCCAGCCTGGGCGCCGAGTTGGGCGAGGATGAAGGCATTCGCGCCAGCAGGTGTGACACTGTTGATGGCGTCCACACGCGCCTGATCCATCTGTGCGAGCGCGGCCGTTCCGGTTGAAGTCAGATCCTCGAGAAGCAGTCCGGGCAGATTGGCCGTAAAGCCCGCATTTTCCGCCTGTACCGTGGCAATCAGGTCGCTGTTGAGCGCGGCCGGCGAGCTCGGCACGGGGCCGCTCGCTGTCATTACGACGGGTAGGGTCATGTCGGGATGTTCTGCGAGATGATGGCACCGGAATGAGTCACGGCGCGCACGTTATACTGAGGCGGAATGGTTCCCGGAACGCGGGCGATGGTCAGCGATGCGAAATACTGGGCGTACTGCTGCTGGATCCGAGCCACGTAGAAATCGGGAAACGTCTGGGTCGCGATGGTCTGAATTTGCGGAATCCCCGCATTCGCATACAGCGGTGATTCTCCGAGATTCAGCTTTAGGCATTGGGCCAGTGCGGTCACATAGAATGCATCGTTCAGACCGTTAGCATCCGTCGACACCTGGACCCATTGATACGTGCCGTCTTCGTTGTACGTTCTTCCCCATGCGCGCATTAGAGAGCCTTGATGAAAAATCCAGATAACCTGCCGGCGAATCTTTTCGCGCCAGGCGGCCTTGATGAGCTTTCGAGAAAGTACCTGCTGGTTGCTGCTTTTCTTCGCAGCCGGTCGGAAGCCTTTCCGCTTGCGATCCAGTCGGCGCGCGGCGCCGATCTTTTCTTCGAGCGCGACCTTGAGTCGATGAGGGTATTTGTTGCGGGATTCTTGCCGAGCCAGCAGGGGGCCACGCGAGCGATTGACCTGGTGCACTACATCCGCGGCTGGACCGGGACGCACTTCTACGCAAACGGCCGAATGATCATTGGCTCGCTGGAGAATGCCTATTATCTGGAATCGGTGCTGGAGTGTTTCGTTGAGTCATGTCTATCGGACGACTACCGGGCCCACTGCCACCGGACCATCGATAGCCCGTATTTCCCGATTGTTCAGTTGATCAAGCTAGAGCGCATCCACCCGTCTTTCCGGCACATCACAGCACAGTCGGACGATGGGATTTACACTTTCCCCTGCAAACACATGCTGCAGTGGTTTCAGGCACAGGAGCATCACCCATCATCGATACGGGATCAGATTCAAGCCGAGGGCGTCGAGAAATACTGCGATCTGTGCCCGAGGTTCAATCCGGATGATTTCAAGAAACGAGACGGTTAGCCAGTCATCGTTCCGGTGTTGCCACTGCCCGTTTGCACACCCGGGTGATAGTGCCCATTGACTGCGCCGTTCGGCAGAATAACGTCCGGCGCCTGAATCGGAAGCGTCGAGACAGCCTGAGAGCCGCCCCACGTGAACGTCTGCCCGTCTACCGTCAGCGTAATGCCGGATTCATTGACGACGAAGGTCGTAGTCCCAAACGTGATCGTCGTGCCGCTGGTATTCGTCACGATAGATGACGTTGTGCCAGCAGTCGTCCGGATGATGGCACCGTTCGGACCCTGCACCTGAGCCGCATTCGGATCGATCGGCGGCGAATTTGCGTTGCTGACCGGCGTGAAAACTAGATTCGACAGGTTGCCGCGGCGAATGAATCTCGCAATGCCTTTGCCCAGCCCTGAGATTCCACCCAGGTAGACATCGGCCGGCGCGGTGTAGCCAAGGTCGCCAACCTGCGTCGGCATCCTGACCCAGTTGCTTTCCGCCTTCGGGATCGTGACCGGCGGCAATGTCCACGGCGACGTGTCCATCTCGAATTCGACCGTGACGACCGATCCGGACACGGCTGTTACGCGACAGGGAAGGGCGCGACCCTGCTTCTGGATTTCCTGCGCGGCCCGGTTGATAGCAAGCTGGTTCTGGCTTTTCTGGAGCCAGAGCTTGGAGAAGTTATCAGCCATTCGAAGGGGGCGTAAGAGGCACGCAGTTGATGACTGTCACCCAGGAGCCGCCATCGGCCGAGCGGAAATTGCCGACGTGGCGCACCTCGTTAATCTGGAACGAGCCGGCGAATGTCGTCAGGTAGTTCGCGCTGGACGGCAGGGAGTTGCCGGAGGTGAGCACCTGGCCCACCTGTCCGGACAACCCGACCGGCATCTTGACTGCGGTCCCGATCTGAAGATCGCCGCGCATCACCAGTTTCACCTGAAGCGTATTGACGTTGATCCAGGTAGGCTGCCCAACGAGATCCGAAAAGCCGAGTTGAACCGTGGGCGGCTGCCATGTGCTGTC